GCGTACGGCTCCGCGAGCGTCTGGGCGTACGGCTCCGCGAGCGTCAGGGCGTACGACTCCGCGAGCGTCGAGGCGTACGACTCCGCGAGCGTCGAGGCGTACGACTCCGCGAGCGTCGAGGCGTACGACTCCGCGAGCGTCAGGGCGTCGAAGTACGTCGCGATCCACAAGCATCCCGACCGCGGCTACGGCACCCCGAAGATCACCGGGGGCGTCGTCATCGAGATCCCCAAGCTCGACACGGCGAAGAAGTGGCTCGACTACCACGGCATCCCTGTCGTCCGCGGCATCGCCGTCCTGTACAAGGCCGTCGACGACGAGTGGGGCGCGAACCACAACGGGTTCAAGTACGAGCCCGGCACCACCCCGGAAGCCCCCGACTGGGAGCCGCACAACGGCTGTGGCAACGGCCTCCACTTCTGCGCCCGCCCGCTGATCGCGAAGGACAAGTACCACCCGAGCGCGACCCGGTTCGTCGGCTGCCCGGTCAAGGTCGCCGACCTCGTCGTGATCGACGAGTCGAAAGTCAAGGCACCACGGGTCGTCAAGCCGTGCTTCGAGGTCGATAAGCACGGCGACCCGGTCGCTGCCCAGGTGGCCGCGTGACCTTGCTGTACCAGCACGCCGTCGCCATGAGCGGCGAGGACACGTCCCCTCACAAGGAGCACGATCATCCGTCTCTTGGCCCTCACCGCGGCGACGTTCGCGCTCTGCGTCTGCGTCGCCCCTCCGCAAGCTCGATCGGGAACTTGGCCCACCAGCCACGCCGCGAGGGCGTGGCATCCGCCGGCCTGGTGGATCCGCGGGGCCCTGTGCATCCACTCGCACGAGTCCGTGGACTGGCATCGCCGCTGGGTCGACTGGGCTGGTGCCCCGTCGGTCTATGCGGGCGGGATGCAGTTCATGGAGGGGACGTGGAGGTCGGCCGGCGGGGTGGGGGAGCCGTGGCAGTGGTCGCCGCGGGAGCAGCTGTATCGGGCTTGGAGGGTCTGGTCGAGGGACGGCGGGAGTTGGGTGGAGTGGGGGACTGCTCGGGCGTGCGGGCTTCGATGACGACCGGAAGGGGTTGCTGATGAACGACACGAGTTCGCTGTTCGAGCGCGACAACTCGCGGCCTAGCGCCGCACCTTTGTGACACCTACGAAAGGAGCATCTGATGGCGACACGCGCCAAGTTCGTCTGCTCGCAGACCACGCAGTACACGGGCGGCTCGAAGCAGGCCGTCCTCTCCGCAGTCACCGACGACGGCGACCCGGAGAACAAGGCGTTCTGGAGCGCCACGCCGAGCGGGAGGATCGAGATCAACATCTCGAACCCGGATGCCGCTTCGCAGTTCGAGGCCGGGAAGCAGTACTACGTGGACTTCACCGAGGTCGCGTGACCACACGCTGGCCTCAGGATCTCGTCGCCGAGCGGTGGGAAGCGTTCACGGCCGATGACCGCGAGGCGTTGATGCGCTTCGGGCACCGGCAGGCTCCCTGGGAGGCGGTGCCCGACACGGCGCGCCGCCTCCTCCTCACCGATCCCAAGGTGTCGCTCGAAGGCGTGCAGACGATCGATGCGATCTTCCGCGCTGCCTACGCCGAACTCGCCGGAACAGGGGCGACTTCGTGACACACGGGGAACGCCATCGCGCCACGCTTCGGTCACGTCCGTCGACCGTGCGCACGCGCAGCTGCGACTACTGCGGCGCGACCTACCAGTACAAGAACTCCCGGTCGAAGTTCTGCTCACACGACTGCCGCAACGCCGAGTTCCGCCAGCGCCCCGGATCGCCCGAGCGCGCTCTTGAGACAGCCCGGAAGCGCTACGCCGCCGACGGAGAACGCCAAAGGCTCCGGGCGCAGAGAACGTTCGAGCGCATTCAGCGCTTCATGCTGGCCGTCAAGACCACATGCGGATGCGTCGACTGCGGCGTACGCGCCGGCAAGCTCGACTTCGACCACCGCCCCGGAACCGTCAAAGAGATCGAGCCAAGCCGTGCGCGGTCACTGAAGAGAGCGATCATCGAGATCGAGAAGTGCGAGGTGCGGTGCAGTTCGTGCCACCGCCGGCGCCATCACCGAGTCGGGACGTACGCGCGTGCTTGAGTCGCAGCTACAGGACGCGGTGATCGAGCTCGCGCACCTACTTCAGTGGCGCGTCGCCCACTTTCGGCCAGCGAGAACCGCTACTGGATGGCGCACGCCCGTCGCTGCTGATGGTGCTGGCTTTCCTGATCTCGTGATGGTTCGCCGCGGCTACTTGATCGTGGCCGAGCTCAAGGCCGCCACCGGCCGTGTCGCGCCGGCGCAGCAGGCATGGCTCGACGACCTCCTCGCCGTCTCCGTCGGGGTGAATCGGGTGCAGGTGTACGAGTGGCGGCCGGAGCACTGGCAGTCCGGCCTGATCGAGAACGTCCTCCGCTCGACCGGCACCGCAAGGGATGTGGCCGCATGAGCAGCTACGACCTGTTGATCCCTGCCGGCGCACTCGACCGCGAATGGGAGACCGGTGTCGTCGCGACCGCGGCCCGTGAGCCGGAACACGAGAAGATCGTCCGCTGCGTCAGCTGCGGCGCCGTGATCCTGCTCGGCGGCTTTGTGGACGACGTCGACCTTGCGACGTACCGCGGGGTGTTCTGCTGCCAGGTCAGCCACGACGACTGGGAACCGTCAAGGATCGGAGGTGTCTCGGCGTGAGCGACATGTGGATCGTGATCCCTCGGTGGGACGAGCATCAACACCGTGACATGGCCCGGTCGAAGGTGCCGCCGTGGATCAAGACGTTCACGAAGCTGCTGTCCGACGATGACTACCTCGCGCTCTCTCATCACCTTCGCGGAGTGCTCCTCGGGATCTGGCTCGAGTACGCGAGAGCGCGCCGACAGCTACGTGGCAGCACCGTAACGCTCACGCGTCGCCTCGGCCAGAGAGTCACGACACGAGACCTCGAAGCGCTCAACGATGCGGGATTCATCGCGTTTTCTGCCAGCAAGCCCGCCCGCACAGATGCTGGCGACGTTGCGGGCCTAGAGGGAGAAGGAGAAGGAGACAAGAGAAGAGACAACCCCAAACCAGCAGCAACTCTCTCCGTAGTTCAACCCGAATCTCACACACACACCAACAACCCCGAAAAGCCCAAAGAACTTGCTGCTGCCCCGACCATCGAAGCGCCACGAACCTCCGACCTCCGCACCGTCTGCGAACGCCTCCGCGCAGACGAACGCCAAGTCGAACCACTCGCCCGCAACCTCACCACCGACCAGTTCACCGAGATCGTCGACACCGTCGACAGCCGCTGCCGAACCGGATCCGTCAAGAACCCCGCCGGCCTCCTGATCCAGCTCCTCCGCGAAGCACAACGCGCCGCCGCCAAAACAGCACGCCCCCAAATCACCATCGACGACGAAATCGCCGCCGACTACCGCACCGCACCCGCAGACACACCCATCGAAGTCCTCCACGAACTCACCCAACGGAAACTCAAGAGGCGCGGCATCCCCGACACAGACTGGGCGCGGCTCCTCGAGATCGGCGCCCACGAATACGCCCGCAACCACAGCAAGGAGGCCGCATGACCCATTACGTGGAACCCGACGCACCGCTCGTCCAAGCCACCGCCGACCTACTCGCCGCACGCGTAGCCCTTTACAAAGTCCAGCCCGGAAGCCGACTCGTCAACCTCGCAGACGAAGCACTCACGATGCTGCTCACCCCGCGCGTCGAGATCGAGTCTGTCGCGTGCGCGCAAACGGGTTCTCGCGCGTGTGCGTTCCCTTCCCGTGGCGGGGTGGTTTAGGTGGCCGACACAAGCTCGCTGTTCGATGCCGATGAACTCGACCTGCTGCGCGGGTGGTACGGCGTCCTCTGTGGCGAAGGACGCGCCTCCGACAAGGACGTGGAGCTGGCGGTCAAGCTGTTCCGCGGCTGGGCTTGTGATTGTGACCAGTCCCCGTTCGGGCCGTGCCACGCTTGTCAGGCAGTCGAAGAGGCGAAGACATGCTGAGCGACGGCGTCCCTCTCGGCTATCGCGTTCTCGCGATCAAGCCATTCTGGCGATGGGCTGTAGTGCCCGAGGACGGCTCACAGACGGGGCTTCCGTACTACACGCAGCCAGCTGCGCTCACGGTTTTGTCGGAGATTCGCCGCGAGTTGCCCTGGTCGAAGACGGTGCTGCTGCGCAAGGGGTGGTTCCGAAGGGTCGAGGTAGTCGATGCCTGATCGTCGCCATCGAACCACGCAAGGAGCCCGCCTTGCCTGACCGCCACGCTCAGATCATCCTGCTCATCTCGAGCCGGTTCGACTTCGACTACCAGCCCGAAACGTTCACCGGCAAAGTCGTGAGGCGCGCCGCGTCGCAGGGCAAGGGTGCGTCGCCGTCGCACTGGCAACCCTGCCCGTCGTGTGACGGCGGCCACCGCAGGAACAGGTTCGGGAAGCTCGAGCCGTGCGACCAGTGCGGCGCCACAGGACGGGTCAGGGTGGATGACTACACCGGCGAGCAGGTCGTCACCGCCGAATCACGCGACATCAGCCTTGGTGAACTGATCCAGCGCGACACCAAGACCGTCCGCTGCCCCGACTGCCAAGACTTGGCAGGCAACCCGACCGGCCAGATCCACGGGCAACGATGCCGCCGCTGCACAGGTACCGGCCACGCCCCCGTCGCGGGCTCCTGGCTCAGTGAGCCCGCCGACCCCGACCGGGCAGGCAACCGTGACCCCGTCGACGCGATGCTCGCCGCGATCGACCGCAAGAACCACGCCGGCAGCTACCGGCAGTTGGAGCAGGCGATGGCCGGGGTCATCCACCACGTCAACAAGCCGCTCCGATACGCCGAAGTCACCCGGCATGCGGTAGAGGCATTGCGGCTGCTCGACGAGCTCTACCTGCCCCCAACCGTCCGCGACCTCGCAGACCTGACCGCACGCGAAGCCGACCTCGTCCAGCTCACCATCGAGTACCTCGACACACAGATGCCCGACCCCATCCTGGTACCGCGCGACGTGATCAGGAACGCGAAAGAGCACGCCACCCGCACCGTCCACCCGAAAGGCGCCGCGCTCACGAAACTGCAGCGGGAACGCCGCGACCGCGACATCCGCAAACACGCAAGAGACGGGCGCGCGTACCAGTGGATCGGGCAGCAGTACGGGCTCTCCGATCGGCAGGTGCGGGAGATCATCAACGGATCGAAGGGAGTCGCAGCATGACTGAAGACGAAGTGCGCCGGATAGCGCTTGAGGCCATCGGCGAGGTGCTGGCCGGGGCGCGCGAAGCTTTCGACCTGTCTGGCACAGGACTGACGTCAGCCGAGGCTCTTGAGGCGGGGCTGGCGAAGGCCATCAACGGCAAAGGAGTCGCAGCGTGAACGGCTACATCACCAGAGATCGTTGGACGGAGCTACGCACGCTCGCCGCCATGCGCGCCATGCGCGACGACCCACTCGCCGATGTTCTGCGCGACGCCGCCGACGCTCTTGAGCAGGCCAACTCAGCGCAGAAGCGGCTTCACGAGTTCGTCGCGGAGATCGCCGAAGACGACTGGTACGCGCACGGCGCCGATCACACCGACGTGCAAACGGCTGCACGGCGTCTGCTCGGGATCGAGCCGGATCCGTACGCGTGACCGAACAGACGTTTGCACCGTCCGACCCGGCATGGCATCATCCCGGAAGACCAGCCGAAAGTCTTTTCGGCGGTGACCCGCAGGTAGCCGAACTACGCCCTCACGGCGTCGGCACCAACGCTGGAGGCCACATGCAGGGACGCCCCACCGGCTTGGACACACGCGCCAGGACGTCCAGGTTCCTGTGTCTGATGGCCGAAGGCATGTCCGCCGAGCAGGCCGCGAAGGCCGCGAAGATCGGGCCCTGGCGCGCTTTGCGGATCGTGACCGAGAGCGATTTCCTCGAGATCGTGCAGGCGATCAAGGCTGGCGCAGGCCCGGTTGCGGTCGAGGTTGCCGAGTCACCCGATACGCTCGCCGCGTGAGCGTCTGCCCGAACTGCGGCCGTCCCGTCGAGACCCATGAGATGTTCCAGCCGCCGCGCTGCCCGGTCGTTCGGCTCCGGTTCCCCGCCGACCACGATCCGCTGATGGTCTCGTACAGCGCGTGGTCAGCTCAGCCTAACTTCACCGCCGACGAGCAAGCATGGCTCGACGCCGAGCAGGAGCGCAGGTCACGGCCGAGCGGTTGGATGACGCCGTGAAGACGATCGTTCGGCATCGCGCCTGCGACACAGACATCTTCGAGGTCGAGGGCAGCCTCCATAACGGCGACGTGATCCCGCCCGCCTCAGCGTGGCGTCCGCTCCGCGCGGAGTGGCCTCAGCCGCAGCCGTGGGATGAGACGATATGCCGAACTGCCACCGCGGGTTCGTGATGAACGACGACGATCTCGAACGCAGACACGTCGAGTAGCCACCCGCCACAGGAGGCGGCTCATGGCAGCAACGGCCGCCCCCAGCCTCGACGAACTCCGCATCCTGTTCACCGGCGACTGGATCCACGACGACGACCGCTGGGAAACCACCCCCTGCTACTCAGTCGTGTTGGCGTTCGAGATCGCCCGACGGTGCGAAACCTCCCAGGACTTCCAGCTCCGCCGGATCCTGTACGGCGACCTGTCCCCCGACTTCATCCCCGCCGACGCGCTACAGGCGATCCAGCTGGCCGCGCAACGCTACCGGCAGCACCGCGACCTCCAGAAGGCCGGACGGGGACTCTGATGGTGTCGATCGTCGACCGGTGCATCGACGCCGCTCAAGGCGACCCGTGGCTCGCGTTGACGTATGCGGCACGTGTGACGCGGTGGCGGCTCATCATCGCCGGCCGTCTGCCCGTCCATCCCGCGGAGGCGTTCCCGCTCGAGGTGCGCAGGATTCTCGGAGGCGCACGTTGAGCGACATCGCCCGCCAGGTCGACCAGGTCGATCCCACCCCGGAGCAGCGGCAGGCGCTGTACGAGATCGTCAGGAACAACCCGTACGTCGGCTTCAAAACCGCCGCACGCCGCGCAGGGATCGCCGGCACCAGCAGCCAAGTCCGCGGCTTCCTCCGCAACGACCCCGAGTTCCAACAGGTGCTCGAGGAAGCCCGCGGCGTCATCCTCGAACGCGTCGGCTTGGGCGTCCCGAAGCTCCTCGAGAACCTCGGCGAGGTCGCGAACGAGAAGAGCCCGTCCCAGCTCCGCGCGATCGAATACGCCTTGAGCCTGCACGGCGTCCAGCCGAGGCAGCGTGTCGAAGTGACCGGTGAGGACGGCGACCCGGTGGAGGTCAACAACCCCGATGTCGCAGCCGCAGTCGACCGATTCACGGCTCTCGCCGATGCAGCGATTCGCGCGGCTGCCCGAGGACCAGCGGAACCGGCTGCTCTCGAGCCTTAGCGACCACCAGAAAGCCGCGCTCGCCTATCGGTGGGACGATTGGCTCGCCCGGCCTGACCAGCTGCCGCCACGGTCTGATTGGCGGTTCTGGCTGATCATGGCCGGCCGCGGATTCGGCAAAACCAGGATCGGCGCGGAGGAGTTGCGGAAGGCGGCGCAGAGGATCCGGTTCCCGAACATCATCGGGGCGACCGCCGACGATGCCCGCGACATCATGATCGAAGGCGAATCCGGCATCCTCGTGATCTGCCCGCCGTGGGAACGCCCCGTCTATCAGCCGTCGAAACGGCAGCTCGCGTGGCCGAACGGCGCGAAGACGCTGATCTTCACCGCCGACGAGCCCGAACGGCTCAGAGGCAAGCAGCATGAGTGGCTGTGGGCCGACGAGATGGCCGCATGGCGGTACCCCGACGCATGGGACCAGGCGATGTTCGGGCTCCGGTTGGGGCCGAACCCGCAAGCCGTCGTCACGACGACCCCGAAGCCGACGCCGTTGGTCAGGGATCTGGTCGCTAACGAGCATTGCGTCGTCACCCGCGGCTCGACGTACGACAACCTTGAGAACCTCGCCGAAGCGTTCGCCGACGAGATCATCCGCAAGTACCAAGGCACCCGGTTGGGCCGGCAGGAACTGATGGGTGAACTCCTCGAGGACGAGGGGCTCGCCTACCGGTTCTCCGACCGGTTGCACGTCATCCCCGCGTTCGACATCCCGGACGCGTGGGAGCGGTTCGAGCACATGGACTACGGCTCGTCGAACCCGACCGCGTGGTTCGTCACGGCGGTGGACTACGACGGAAACCTGATCGTCGCCGACGGCCTGTACGAACCCGGCCTGCCGTCAGAGATCGCACCGAAAATCCTTGAGCGGCGTAAGAACGGCTGGCAGCCCGAAGGGCAACGGAACCTCGTGTACGCCGACCCGTCGATCTGGAACACGACCGGCACCACGAACCGGTGGGGGCAGCCCGCCTCGACCGCCGACGAGTTCACGACCGACATGGGTATCCCGCTGATCCGGGCGAACAACGACCGCCGCGCCGGCTACATCCGCATCAGCGAACTGCTCAGGCCGAACCCGGAACGCCGCTTCCCCGCCTGGCACCCGCTCGCCGGTGAACCCGGCTGCCCACGCCTGTTCATCATGGACGTCCCCGGCACCGTCGAACTGCGCGAGCAACTCGCCCAGGCTCCATTGGAGGAGCCGATCGGATCCGCGCTGTCCGGCCCCTACCCCGGTGAGGCCGTCGCCGTGAAGTGGGAGGGACCGAAAGGCCACGCCCACGCGTCCCTGCGGTACGGGGTGCTGTCGCGGCCGGCTCCGTCCGAAGAACCTGACCAGCCGCTTGACGATCCGCGCGCAGAGCTGTTGCGCCAGTACATGAAGCGCCGCGACGACAACGATCGTGCGCGGCTCAACTACGAGCTCGTCTAGGAGGAACCGATGGACGCTTTGAAGCTGACGTTCGTGAACGGCGAGACCCTGGAGTTCCCGTTTTCGAAGGATTCGACGGTCGCGGTGGACACGCCGGACGGTGTGAACGGCAACCAGCGTGGCGTGTGGGGCGAGGTCGTCGACGTGGAGTACGTGAAGGACTCGACGGTGGTGTCGCCCGCCGCCCCGGCGGATGTTGCGCCGGTCGAGCCTGCTGCCGCGCCTTCCGAAGCGGACGCCGCCGCAGCCGTCGTCGACCCCGCGCCGGCCGAGGTCGTGACGCCGGACCCTCAGCAGGCGGACTCCTCGGATCTGTCGAGCGAGCCCGCGACGACCTCCAGCGAGCCCGCGACGATCGACGCGCCTTCGAGCACCACTGGCTCGGACACCTCCAGCACGGACTCGACCGGGCAGCAGACCTCCTCACCGACGCCGAGTAACGACCCGGCCGCGACCCCGGAGGCGTAACCGGTGTTCCGGCTCGTCGAACGGCCCACGCTGATGCCGTCCCGGTCGCTGACCGGGTCCACCGTCGGCCCGCAGATCGACACCGAGGTCATCCTCCCGAACGGCGGCCGTGTGTACGTGACGCCGTTGGAGGGCTGGGAGATCGTCGTGAAGGACCCGGACTACGCCAGGCAGATCGGGTCGCGTGCCCGTGAGCTTGGGTGGGCGTCCCCGGAGGATGTGCAGGCGCTCCGCGACCGTGTCGCCGAGATGCAGGCCGAGCTGGACGCCGCTGTTGCCGGGCAGCCGAGGGTGGTGCCGCTCGAGGACGTGCTGAAGATGACCGGAGCGGCAGCGTGAGTGCTCTCGCTGTGGGACGGTGTCCGAAGGCGAGTCTCGGCGCATACAACCCCGGGTTCTTCGTCGACTTCCGAGACCTCTCGCTGATCGCGGAGAAGCTGCCTAAGAGCCTTCGCAGGTACGACCGGCCGCGGATCGAGTCGCGCGGTCCGGTGTTCTTCATCGCGACCGTACGCCTCTTCGGATTCCGCGTCGCGTTCATCTGGACGCGAGTCAAGACATCGCGGGAAGCGGTCTTCCGGCAGGTCGTCGAGCAGCACCGCCAGACTCAGGACAGTCGCCCATGACCGCCTGCCACTTCAGCCCGGCCGGCGCGCAGGACGTCCACAAGATCGAAGACGGCGCACGCCGCCTCGAGCTGCGGTTCGACGTCGACTGGGGCGACCAGGACATCCGCGACTCCCATTCGAAGCCGCTGACGTTCTGCTCGTTCAAGTGCCTCGCCGGATGGGCCGCTGACCGTGCTGTGCAGCACGACGCGACGACGCTGAAGGAGGGCGAATGATCGGGTTGCCTCGTCCAGGTCTCGGCCAGCTCGTCCAGGCTGCGCTCGCGCAGGGAATGAAGCCCAGGAAGGGTTCCGGCGACGGAAGCGTGTACGGCATGTTCGGCTCCCAGGCTGACCCGTTGGCGGTCGCTGCGTCGTACGCGTACGGCGGGCAGGGGCAGCGTCTGTACAGGCAGGGCCGCTGATGCTCGCCAAGGTCACGGGCGGCACCGACGCAGGTTGCGCGATGCACCGCCGCAAGACGATCCCGAAGCAGCAGTGGCAGTGCGCCGCAGGTCATCAGAATCCGTGGTTCGCGAACAACTGCCTCCACCACCAGTGCCGCGAGAAGAGGCCCACATGACCGACTTCATCAAGGGCGCGATCAAGCGTCCGGGTGCGCTGTCCGCCGCCGCCCGGGCTGCCGGGATGTCGGTGTCGGCGTACGCCACGAAGCATCAGCACGACAAGGGCGTGACCGGTGACGAGGCCCGCTTCTACCTGAACGTCCTCGCGAAGGTCAACCGCGGCGGCGACAAGGAGTCTCCGGCGGAAGACCGCGGCGAGAACGAGCAGACCGAAACCCGCATGAAGCCGCGGATGGCAGGGTCGCTCGCGAAGGCCGCCGGCCGCTGATGCCCGGCCAGGACGGGTGGGGAGGCTGGGGCGAACCCCGCAAGCCACGGAAGCGCGTCACGTTGAACGGCGTGCAGGAAGTCCGGTACTGCCCCCGCTGCGACAAACGCACCGTCTGGACACTGAACGGCAACGACAAGCACCCCGGCCTGTTGGCGTGCGAGTGCGGCATGACCGTCACGACGCTCCTCAACTTGGACGAGCTCGACCGGGTGCGGCGCCACTACCGGTTGTCGCAGTCGGAGCAGGACGACATGGTCGGCCTTCCGGCGCCCGCGCGCATCTGATGCGGATCCTGTGCGTGTGTGACGTCGGCTCGAGCCGGTCGGTGCACATCGCGGACCAGTTGCGGTGGCGCGGCCACGAAGCGATCCCCGTCGGCGCATCCAAGACATCGGACGAAACCCGTGCGCTGCTCGCCGGGTGGGCCGACTTGATCATCTTCACCGACCGGGCCCAACAGACCTTGTTCCCGGCTGGCGTCGACCACCAGCTGTGGACGATCCCTGACCAGTTCCCCAGGCCGTACAACCGCGAGCTGCTCGGCCTCGTCCGCCACCACCTCGACCGGAGCGGCCTCTAGGAAACTGCTTGGCCCTAAACCGTGCGGACGGGTCTGTCGCGGGCTAAGGGGACACTTTCAGGGGGCTAAGGGGACACTTCGTTCAAGGAGACCCTTTCGCCCGTCGGTGCCTCCGAGCTAGCGTGAAGAGATGGCCGTAACCAAGCGCACTCGTCCGTTGACCGGACGTGGAGTAGTCGAGCGGCACGCGCGCTCTTGTCGGCGCGAACCGTGCAGTTGTTCCCCGACGTTCCAGGCATGGTTCTACGAGCCTGGAACGCAAAGGAAGCGGCGAAAGACGTTCGCTGACCGCCACGAGGCGACAGCGTGGAGATTGGCGCACCTGCGGAAGATCTACGCGATCGACGCGCCACGAAACGGAAAGCTCGACCGCGGCTACGCGTTCCTTCGCAAGGCGCTGCAGGAGTTCGATGCGGCAACCGCGACGCTGCCCCGGAGGCATCGCGCCCCAACCCACGAGATCATCGATGCTCTGTACCGGGCCGAGGATCAGTTGCTCGAACTGCTCAGGGAGACGGCGCTTCCGTGACAGATGAACGGCTCGCCTACCCGCCGATGGAAGCAGCGGAAGTTCTCGGCGTGTCGTGGGACACATTCCACCGCTACATCGCCCCGGAAGTGGCATGGGTGCGGATCGGCTCCAAGAAGCTCGTATCGCGGGCTGAGCTTGAACGGTGGCTAGCGGAGAAGGCTGAGAAGACGCTCAGCGACGAGTAGACACCGCACGTTCGCTCGGCGACATTTCTAAGGAGGACGCAGTGCTGATCGTCTGCCTCGCCCTGCTCGCCGTCCTCGCCGCCACGATCGCGACCTTCGCCGGGCTGCTCACGCGCGCGCAGCGGGCGCACAGCCGCCGCGAAGACCTGTTGATCAACCAGATTCTGCACCTGTCCGGCCGCACCTGGACACCGCCGCCGGCGGACGAGTGGAAGGCCGCCGGGGACGGTGAGCCGCTGGTGCGTGAGTACGACTGGACAACCCAGCCCGAACAACAGCCCTACGTCTAGGAGGAACCGTGGCAATCGCTGTTCTCCCGGACCAACAGGGCCGCCTCCAGTCGACCGACAACATCGTCACGACGTGGAAGCAGCGGATCGAGCAGGCCCGCGAAGCCCGCCGCCCGTTCGAACCCGTCTGGCTCAGCAATCTCGCGTTCGCAGGCGGCCAGCACTGGCTCGCGCACGACCGCCACAGCGGCCAGATGCGCCACCTCGCCGAACTCGACAGCCGCTACCGGTCCCGCAACCTCTACACCGCCGACCGGATCACCGAGTACATGCGCGCCCAGCTCGGCGAACTCTCCGCAGGCGACGACCGGTTGGACCTGCAGGCGATCCAGGACGGCACCGAAGCGTCCGAGGTCGCGAAGGAACTCAACTCGGCGGTCGAGTACGCCTGGCACCACGAATGGAACGCCCAGAAAGCGCTCCGCAGGGCGCGCGGCTACGCGCTCACGATGGGTGTCTCCGCGATCCGCTGCCGGTTCGACCCGACCCGCGGACCCGTCGCAGGCCGCCTCCCCGTCAACCAGAACGGCGAACCCGTCACCGACGAAGCCGAACTGCAGTCGCTCCACCAGAACGGCACCCTCACCGACGGCTCCCTACCGAGGTATCAGCAGATCAACGAGGGCCGCACCTGCCTCGAACCGTTGACGGCGTTCCAGCTGTTCACACCGCCCGGGATCCCGCACGAGGACGACTTCCCGTGGGAAGCGATCGGCCGCCCCGTCCCCCTCGACCTCGTTTTGGACGAGTTCGGTGCCGCCGCCAAAGGCTTGACCGAGGACCGCGACATCGCGTCCGCCGCAGGCATCGCGACCGGCCAAAGGATCACCTCCCCCTCGGACCAGGTCAGGTTGCGCGGCCACGTCTGGCTGTACACCTGCTACGACCGCCCCTGCAAGCGCTACCCCCAGGGCCGCGTCGTCGTTCTCGCCGGCAACCAGTACCGGCTGCTTCAGGTGTCCGACACGCTGGACTACCAGAAGCCGAACGGCGACTGGCACAGCGGCATCGTCTACTTCCACTGGCAGCGCCTCGACGACCGGTTCCAGTCCCGCGCGTTCATCGAGAACCTCAAGGACGGGCAGCGCACGATCAACGAGGTCAAAACGACCCAGCTCGAGATCCTGTGGCGCGGCCTCCCGAAGGTGTTCACGAAGGAAGGCGACCTGATCCACAACCCGACCGGGCTGCCGTTGGAGAACATCGAGATGCGCGCCGACGCCGCACAGCCGGCGTTCTTCGCAGGCATCGGCCCCGGCGCATGGATGGACGACATGATCGCGTCGTGCGACAACGACCTGTCGCACGCCTCCACCCTGTCGCCGCTCAAGTTGGGCGAGAACCCGCAGGGCGTCGACACCTACGCGCAGCTGCAGCTGCTCAACCAGAACGAGAACTACAAGCGGTCGGACATCATCATCGACCACCAGATGCAGATCGCCACGCTCGAAGAGCTCGGCGTGTACGACATCCGCCGCTACTGGCCCGCCGAGAAGCAGATCATCGTGGCCGGCGACGAAGGCCAGATCCAGTCGCAGACGTTCCGGAAGTCGCGGATCCCGGAGTTCTTCCAGGTGAAGGTCGCCGACGGGGTGTCGTTGGACCGGTCGGAGGCGGCGGAGCTGTCGAAGATCGACGCGATCTGGGGCGCCGCCCAGAACTCCGGGTTGGCGACCGACCCGGCAACCCGTGAGAAGTGGGTGCGCTGGTACGCCGACTCTTTGGACGCAGGCGAGTCGCTGAAGCTGCCGGAGCCCGACTCGAGCTCGCAGGCTGAGGTGGCGGCGTACGAGAACTTCCAGATGCAGAACGAAGGCATCGTGCCGCAGCCGTCCGACCACGACCTCGCGCAGATGCACCTGCCGATCCACTACGAAGCGATCGACCGCGCCCGCGTCGCCGGCGACCAGGACACGCTGGCGAGGCTGCAGGAGCACGTCGACCTGACGATCCAGATGGCCGTCGCCACCCGCAAGTCGCTCCGCGTGTTCGACCCCGCCGACATCCAGGACGTCGCGTCCGACACCGCGTTGGACGAAGACCAGGCGCTGCGCGAAAACGCCATGATCCTCGCCGGCCAGCCAGTCAACCCCGAAGCGATGCAGCAGGCGCAGGCGTCGATCGCGCAAGGGTTGGACCCGGACACCGGCCAGCCGCTCCAGCCCGGCGCGAACGTCCAGGCGATTCTGCTCCACGCTTCCCTCAAGCCGACGCTGACCGAGAACCTCCAGGTTCATCTCGACAGGCACGGCAAGGTCATCAAGTCGAAGGCGTTCGCGTCGTGGCCGCCCGACGTTCGCGGCCGGTTCTTCGACCACTACAACCAGACCCGCGACCTGTACCTGTCGCTGCCGATGCTGCCGACCGAGGTCACCGCACCGAAGGTCACGCTCAACCTCCGCGAGTCCGTCGGGCCGTCCACGATCGGCGAAGTCCTCCGCCGCGCCGGTGTCCCCGAAGCCGACCCGCAGACGATCGCGACGGAACCGCCGCTCGAGAACATGGTCACCCGCGACGACCCGCCCGCGAACGCCGACCAGTCCGGCCAGCACTACGAGCCGCGCGGCCCCCTCTAACCCGCCAGGCACCTCCATCCCCCGAAAGGACGACTCACTATGGCTTCTCTCGCTGTCACGTTCGACGCGCAGCCCGGCGGGCGCTCCACCATGTTCCCGCGCAAGATCCGCCGCGGCACCATCAGCCTCGGCACGTACGCCACGAACGGTGTCGCGGTCACCGCCGGCAACGTCGGCCTGATCCGCATCGACGACCTCGACGTCCAGCCGTCCGCCGGCTACATCTTCGAGTACCTCCCGTCGACCGGGAAGATCAAGGCGTACCGGCAGAAGGACCCGGGCGCGACGGGTGGCGCGGACATCCCGCTGCCGGAGGTCGCGAACAGCGTCGACCTGTCCGGCGTCACGGCCCGGTTCCGGGCCGAAGGAGCGTAGACCCGGTGGTCAACACCAGCCACGTCTACACGGGCATCACCGCGACCGGCGTCCAGTCCGTCCGGCTGCACGGGCCGGCGGGAAAGCTGCTGTCGAAGCACGCGATCCAGCTGAAAGGCGTCGGCAGCGCGGCGACGTCGTGGTCGGTCACCCTCGAGGGGTCGCTCGACGACACGAACTGGACGGTGCTCGCGACGCACTCCGCGAACGACGGGTCAACGGTCGTCGTGGTCGACAAGCCGGTGCTGCACGTCCGGGTGAACGTCGGGTCGCTGTCGCTGTCGCCGGCGACGTCGGTCACGGTCATCGCGGCGTCGGCGGAGTAGCCCGATGTCGATGAAGGTCGGGGCGTCGGATCATCTGAGCTTCGACGGCCGGAAGCTGATCATGCCGTCCGGGTTCACCGTGTCCGAGGCGACCCCGGACGACGGCGACGTCACGATGTCAAATGGCGGTTACATCTCGCAGACTGTCGTCGCGTCCGGCGACACGACGGGGGCGACCGACCCGGTCAACCTTCAGGCCGCGATCAACGCGCTGAAGGGCAAGGGCGGCGTCGTCGGCTTCGTCGGCCCGATGTACCTGAACGCCGGAATCACCGTCTACCCGGGCATCACGCTCGCCGGGCAGGGCGTCCTCGCGAGCCAGGGCACATGGAGCTCGTCGATCCTGACGGCCGTGTCAGCGCTCTCGGGGCCGGTCGTGACGCTCGCGACCGATCCGGGCAACCCGACGTGGACGAGCTTCCCGAACCTCGCGAACTTCGCGATTCAGGGGACGCTCTCCGGGTCGAGCAACCACGGGATCTACATCGCCGACTCGGCGCTCAAGGACTGCTTCCTTCAGCGCGTCGGGATCTTCAACATGGGCGGCAACGGCATCTACATGACCGGCACCGCCGCGAAGGTCTGGGTCACGAACGCCTACATCGAGCGGTGCCAGGGCGCCGCCGGGATCAAGGTGGCGTCCGGGACGATGCGCATCTCCGAGTCGTACATCTACACCCAGGCCGGCTGGGCGATCGACGCGACGAGCGTCTCGACGTTCCACGTCAACGACAGCCATTTCGGTGACAACGCAGGCGGCAGCATCCTCGTCTGGTCGCCGTCGTCGGCCGTCAAGATCGTCGACAACCTCTTCGGGGACGAGGGCGGCGCGTCGGCCCCGGTGCTGAAGATCCGCGACGTCAGCGACAGCGGCGGCCCCTACCAGGCGGTCATCAGCGGCAACCAGTTCGAGGACTCCCGCGGCGGCACGGCGACGAACCACTTCATCCAGTTGGCCGACCTCGCGAGCGTCAACGCGGTCATCACGAGCAACACGTTCCAGGGGTCGAGCGGCGACGCGATCGCCGTCACGGCCCGCACCGGCAACCACCTGATCGTGAAGAACAACCGCGGCTTCAACGACAGCTACGGCAAGGTCGCCAACCCGTTCTCCGACACGGCGACGAAGGTCGGGCTCGGCGGCACCGCCGCAGCCCCGACCGCCTCGGTCGCGTACACGGTCGGCGTGACCGACCAGTACCTCGTCGCGAGCGGCGGAACCGGCGTGTCGATCACGGTCAAGGATCCGCAGGGGAACACCGTCGAGTCCGGCCTGACGTCGCTCGCGAAGGTCATCCCGGTCGGCTACAGCGTGAACTTCGGAGCGTTCTCCGTCGCCCCGACCGTCGCGAGCTACATCGCGTAAGAGCCGAGATCAAATCGAGACAACAGGCCGCCCCTAGAGCGGCCCTTTAGCACCAACCCTATTCAGGAGGAACCCGATGGACACGCTCGAGCAGAGCACGATCACCCCTGCCGTCACCGACCGGTTCATGAGCCGGTTCGTCGACTTCGAGTCCGTCGCCGACCCGTCGGCGGCAACCGCAGGCGCCCCGGCCGGGGACGGCCCGTCACAGACCAGCCCCGCCGCCGACCCCGCTGCCGGCGCGACCCAGGCCGGAGAGACCGAACCCTCCTCGGTCGCAACGGACACCGCCCCGGCCGCGGCGCCCGAGTACCTCACCCCCGAAGACGCCGCAGCGATCGCCGACGCCCGCTTCCAGCAGCTCCTCGAGCAGCAGAACCTCCGGCCCGCAGCACCGCAGGATCCCGCCGCCCCGGTCGACCTGAACGAGTACCTCGACCCGTACGGCGAGAACTTCGGCACGAACCTCGCGTCGGTGCTCGGCGGGATCCTCCAGCGGGTCGAGCAGTCGCTGGACCAGCGGTTCCAGCCGATTCAGGAGCAGGCGGTCCAGGCGCAGGCCGCCGAACACGACGAGATCCTCAAGACCGCGATCAACGACACCGCCAGCACCCTCGGCGGCCTCCGCGGCGGCGACGCAGCGGTGCAGCGCGTGATGGCCGACGTCCGCAACCGGTACATGCCCGAAGCGGCCCGCGTGTACGGCAACACCGACAAGGCCGCCCAGGTCGCGATCGACCGGGCCATCCGTGCCGAACGCGACTACCAGAACCAGATCGCCGGCGGCGCCAACGTCGACAACGTCGAGCACCTCGCCGCTATCGCGGGTGCCCGCACCGACCTGACCGCCCCCGGCGCCGGCTCCGGCGTCGTCACGATGCCCGACCAGCCGCTGTCGGCCCGTGAGCGGATCGCGAAGTACGCGCCGCAGATCCAGGCCGCACGCAGCAGCTAGCCACCCCTGTTCGTCCCCAGGGCTCGCCATCCGAGCAGCCCCCTCCTCATGAAAGGACCAGTCCGCGATGGCTGACGCCCTCACCCTCTCCGGGTACCAGAACTGGCTGACCGAGATGATGATCTCGCGTCAGCTGACGTTCGCAGTCGAGTACCCCGCGCTCGCCCAGATGTCCGGCGCCCTCCCGAAGGGCGGCTACGACCCGACCGTGCAGCGGTACACCCGCGGCATGGCCGAGCTCGCCGGAGACCGCGACACGTTCCACGGCAAGCAGATCAGCGTGCCGCTCCAGCTGAACGACGTGCCCGGCGCGACCGGCATGGCCGACGGCGGCACGTTCGCCGCGAACGCCCCGTTCGACACGAACAAGGCGGTCATCAACCTCGCCGACACCGGCCAGCCGATCGGCATCACGCTCGACGCCGACCGCGACTCCCGCAACGGGTCGACGTCCGCGATGAACGCGATCGAGGCGCTCGTCGAGTCCGCCTACCGTGGCCTCGCCCGCGTCGAGAACGACTTCATCCACGGCACCGGCGACTCGCTGCTCGTCAAGGTGAACTCGTCCACCGGGTCGGGTTCGCTCGTCGTGGATGTCGGAACGTCGAACGTGCCGTGGGATCAGCTGACCCCGGGCCGTGTCGTGTCGATCCTGACCCGGTCGAACGGCGCCGACCCCGGCAACGGGAAGCGCCGCAAGATCGCGTCGATCCAGAAGTCGGCCGGCACCGTCACGTTCGCGACGGCGGCTGTGGCGTCGGACGGCGGGTCGGGCAACATCACGTTCTCCTCGGCGGAGGGGATCTACATCGACTCGTCGTACGGTCACGCGGCGCAGGGCCTCGGCCAGGCGACGGCGAACTCGACGACGTTCGAAGGGATCGACCAGTCCGCCGTGGCGCAGTGGCAGGCGCAGGACGCCACCCCGTCCGCGACGGCGGCGCTGTCCGACGAGATCCTCGACAACGCGACCTACCTCCTTCGCGGGGCAGGGTGTCCGCTGACTGACCTGTACGGGCTCGCGCACAAGAAGGTGCTCGACCTGTACAAGCAGTCGAAGCAGTCGCAGGTGCTCTACAACGCCGAGGCCGACATGATCGAGATGCGGTCCGGCACCCGGGCGATCACCTATACGGGTACGGACGCTCCGGTGCCGCTGATCTCCGACCTGAACGCGCCGCGCGGCGTGCTCCGGCTCGTCGGGTCGGATGCCGTCCAGCTGTACGGTGACGAGGTCGGCCCGTCGTTCATCAACGACGACGGCCACACCTGGCGGTTCACGTCGCGTGCGACGGTGAAGGAGGCGTGGCTGTACGACCGGTGGCAGCTCGGCGTGAAGAACGCCGCGCATCTGTGCACCATCGGGAACGGCACCACGAAGCTGACCGAAGCCGCCTAGGCAACCCCAGGGTTAGCTGAGTGGCTCTTCTGCATCGTCGGCATGAGTCCGGCCTCGTCTTGGCTGAGCAGAGCCAGGACGAGGCTGGGCTTGGCCGTGCCCTCCGGCAGATCGACGACCGGCTCGTGCTGCAGTTCCGGCCGCCGTACTACGTCGTCGTCTGCATGGTCAGCGACAACTACGCACCTGTCATCGCAACGTGGATGGACATTCATGGCCGCCCGTTGCCGCTGTCGTCGGGTTTGTTGGAGAAGGTGCAGGCGGCTCGTCTCGGCGCCCGCAACGCCCCCATGTCCGTGGACGAGCACAACCAGCGCAGGCAGGAGCGGATCGAGAAGGAACGCGCCGACAACTACCAGGCGCTGAGGGAGGACCACGCCCCGACGATCGAACGTGGCCGTGTCCAGGTCACGATGGCGACGACCGCGAAGCCCCGCTACTGGAAGCGTGACGGCGCGTCGCCGCAGTCCGGGGTGACGAAGTGAGCATGACGTTCAAAGCCATTCAGGACGCCGTGATCGACAAGGCGTTCAACGAGTCCGACCGGGCGAACGTGAAGAACTGGATCGTGTTCCGGCACGCGTGGCTGTGGGACCTCTGCGAATGGCAGTTCAAGTTCGGCACCGCCACGGTCACGTTCACCGCGAACTCGCAGATCGTCGGGTCGCTCCCCACAGACTTCCTCACCGCGATCACCCTGTACGACACCAACGGCATCCCGGTCGCCCCAGTCCGCGACTTCCGGACGTTCTTCGACACATTCAACGCGAACCTCCAGAACGGGTCAGGGTCACCGGAGGCGTTCACAGTGCTCGACTCCCAGATGTTCGTCGGCCCCGCCGGCGACGGCACCACCGGCCTCCTCGTCTACGAGAAGTCGAAGCCAGCGTTGGTGAACGACACCGACACCACCGGCCTCCCCGACGGGTACGACCTCGCCCTCGTGCATGGCGGCAAGGCGGAAGGGTTCAAGCTCGCGAACGTCCCGCTGTGGCAGGGGTTCGACGAGGACTTCACCGCCGCCGCGAACGCGATGCAACGCCAGTACCTCACGTCGATCCGCGGTCAGGTCGGCCAGATGGGCGCCTACCGGCCCGGCGGCTACCTCGGCCAGTGGCGGTGACCCGGTGGCAGCCCACACGGCCGGGCTGACCGGCAACCAGCTCCGCGACTTCTCCGGAGGCCCGAACCTCCGCGACCACCCGTCCGAGCTCGCCCTGAACGAGTGCGAAGACGCGATGAACATCACGTTCGACGAGCGCGGCGGCGCCTCGTCCCGTCTCGGCTACGCGAAGGACGGGGCAGCTTTCTCCGGCGGGCTGGTGAAGAACCGGTTCTGGTCGCAGCTCCTGAACGAACGGATCACCCAGGCCGGCCTATCGATCTATCTCGGCACGACGAATACCGCCCGGAAGACGTTCTCGACGTCGGAGCTTGTGACGTTCGCGGAGCTGAACTCGCTGATCGTGGCGTGCCACCCGACCGACGGGCTGTTCACCTCGAGCGACGGCATCACCTGGACAGCCGTAAGCGATCCGGACGCGCCGAAAGGCACCTGTGTTGCGGTGTGGCAGGGGAAGCTGTTCGTCGGCGACACGAAGGCGAAGGTGTCGTGGTCGGCGTTCGCTGACCCGACCGCGTGGACGGCAACGGACTTCAACAAGCTGTGGGAGAAAGACCAGCAGGCGGTCGTCGCGATGCACGTCGGGTCAGGCCAGGACATCCTCGGCCACCCTGGACTGTTGTGCTTCAAGCAGGAGTCGACCTACCGCATCTCGGACGCTGCGACGGGGGCGTACACGACGGTTGACGGCACGATCGGCGCCGCCGGAGCATTGGCGGTTACCGGGGTCGGGTCGAAGGTGATCGCGATCTGCAAGCGCGGCATCTTCTGGTGGCGTGAGGACCAGGCAGGGATGGTCGAGGCGTCGAACCAGCTGCTCCCTCTGTGGGATCCGCTCGAGATCAACATGGGACAGCAGGCGTTGTGGTGCGCCGGCCGGAAAGGCAACCGGGCGGTGTTCTCGCTGACCCGGGCAGGGTCAACGGCGAACGACCTTGCGTTGGAGTACAGCCCTGACCAGCAGTGGATCGCCCCCCGGTCGGACGCGATGTCGTGCTACGCCACATCAACCGGTGGCAGCGAGGTTCTGTACGGCGGCTCCCCGACCGTTTCCGGGCAGTGCTACCAGCTGAACACCGGCGGCACCGACGACGGCACGGCGATCAGCTGGAAGTTCCAGACACGGTGGACGGAACTGTCGGATGGGTTCCTGGCGTCGGTGTGGGAGGTCAGGTTGCAGGGCCGCGGGTCCGGAACCTGCACCGTCCGGATCGACTACGCGTCCGACGGCGGCGACTCCGAGCCGTTCGACTTCACCGGGGCTGCGCCCACCTACGACTCTGGGCTGCTCTACGACTCGGGTGTCTTCTACGCGTCCCCGGCGTTCCAGTCGTCGGTGTCCCGGTACTCGATCGGGGTGTGCCGCCAGTTCTCGCTGCTGTTCGAAGGCACAAGCTCGACCACGGTTACCGGCCCGCAGATCCTCGCCGCCGGCCCCGGCGCCCAGTTGGGCGCGTTCGGCCTGTTCGGAATCACCTGGCTCTATACCGCTCTCGGCCTCGCCTAAGAAGGGAGTCTCGGCGTGTCGAATCCTTTGCCGTCGTCGCTTGCGCTGACCACGATCGCGTCCGACGCCGAGATCCTCTCTTCGGATCACCGCAACAACTATGCGGCGATCCAGGCCGCGGTGAACGCGCTGATCGCGGCGCTGTCCGGCGGTTCGTCCGGGCAGGTGCTGACCGCCGCCGACGCGGCGGATGTGCAGTGGGCTGCAGGAAGAACGACCTACCGGAAGACGGTTGCGAAGGCTGTCAACTCGACGACTTCGGCGACGGATCTGCTGAACGGCGAGATCACGATCGCGGCCGGGGTGATGGGCACGACCGGGCTCGTGCGGCTTACGGCCGGCGGAGACTGGGTGCAAAACACGGGGGCTGGGGCGGCTCCGCCGCGCTTCCAGGTCATCTTCGGCGGGACGACGCTCTTCGATACCGGCACCCCTGGGGCGACCACGATTCAGAACGCTGGCCGCGCCGGGTGGCGGCTCACCGTCGACATCCTCAACACAGCCACCGCCGCGCAGGCAGCGATCTTCAACCTTGTGATCGGCAGCGTCGGCGGCTTCACAACCGGGATCGTGTCCTTCACGACCGGTGAGGGGGTGTACGGCACGAACGGATCGCGGAGCGACATCGTCGCGCCGGCTGCGACCACGGCGACGGTCAACACGGCGAACGCCTGCTCTCTCGTCCTGAACGTCATCAACGGGTCCAGCAGCGCGAACTATGAGACGAAGCTGCTCAGCGCAGTCGTGGAGGTGGTCTAGGTGCCCAGCCAGTACGGCTACATGAACTACTACACGCCGCCCCGCCAGACGCCGTTGGCGCAGGCCGCCGCCGCGAAGGACCCGTACGGGCTCGCGCCGAACAACCGGTCAGGGCCTCTCGGCATCGGCTCATCGACAGGATTCGCCGCACCCCCGGCGGCTCCGAAGCCGACGTACACCCAGGCCCAGGTGCAGCAGTCGTTGGCGGCGAACCCGTTGGCGTCGCACGGCGGCTACGAAGGCCTGGTGGTGATGCCGCAGCAGTACACGTCGCCGCCGACCGCCGCCGCCGTCAACAGCTACGACATCTCCACCGACCCCGCCCT